CGCCGCCGAACAGTTTGCCAAGGGTTGAGCCGATGATGGATCCGACGATATTGCCGACCGGGCCACCGACCAACTGGCCGATAGACCCGCCGATAGCCCCGCCGATCTGCGCGCCCTTGTTGTTGCCGAATAGGAGCGATCCCATGGCCGTGCCGGTGCCAGCGCCTTGCAGCATATTGGTAAAGCTGCCGTTGGCCCCGAAAACACCTTTCAGAACCTTGTCGAAGCCGGTGACAATCTTTTCCGAGAAGTCAGGGAACGCAGTTTTGAACGTCTGCGCAACCGCCCCAAGCGGCCCGCCAACGCCGCCGAAGTCGCCAGTCTTGAGGCCATAAAACACGCCGCCAATGTCAGCCAGAGTTGAGCCGAAGCCGCCGATCTGGTTGAGATACCCAATCGTATCACGTAGCTGATCGTTCCATTCGAGATTGGCTTCGGCAGCACGGTTCAGGCCCTTGTAGGTCTGCTCGAATGCCGCCTCACTGGCCGACCGCATTTGCGCAATGTCGCTGGCCGTCTGCGCCGCGATACCCTGCATTCGCTTTTGAATTTCAGGGTCGAACTTGCCCAGCCCTTCAATGAGCAACTTGCCCCATTCGTCGGCCTCCGCTTTACCAGCGGCTGCGCCAGATTCCTTAGCGCCCTTGACCTTGTTTGCCTTGTTCCTGGCAATCGCATTGGCCTGCGCGCGGTCGCTTACCGCATCAGAGGCATTGCCGAGATAGTCGGTCGTGAAGCTATCCCGCAGCGCCCCAAACTGCGCATTTGCGAAATTTGCCAGCCCACCAGCGTAGGGATTAGCAACACGGCCTAGCGACACCTCACCAAAGGTAGGTAACAGGCCCGCCATGCTTGCCGCTGCCAGTAGCGGATTGACCGCGACAATCGCCGTGGTGATGCCCTTGAGCGCCCGATTAACCAGCACCTCAATTGCGCCAATAGCGAGATTGACCGCACTGTAGAACGCATCCCCCAGCGCGGCAGGCAGCGTCTGGAAACCGGCAATCAGCGAGCGCACGGCAAAGGTGCCAGCGCCGATCATGTAATTCAGCGCCCACTTGGTAGCGTTTACCGTCTTGTTCCAAACGTCATTGGTGGTGACGCCGAACGCCTCAAAACCCTTGATGAGTTCGCCCTCAAGATAGGCTTTGACGGTTTGCATCGACGCTAGGGCAACGTCCTGCCACGTAACCGTAACCGCACTGGTCCTGTTAATCTCGGCAGTCATCACGCCGAAACCAAGCGCCACCGCACCCGCACCCGCAGCGACAAGGGCCAGCACGGGGTTTGCCGCAATCAGCGAGGCGGTCATCCCGACAATGCCGGTGCCTGCCTGCGCTGCAATCTGTCCGATCTGCGCGCCCTGTTGCATGAACACGGTGAGCGGCTTTTGCCCCGATGCGAGGCCGACAACCATGTCGTTAATCTGAAAGGCGAGGTTCTGGACATGGTGCGCGGCGAGGCCCGATGCCTTGCCAGCGCCCTCAACTCCGCTCGACAGGCCAGTTGCCGAACGAGCCGCCCGCTGCGCCTCGCTGGCCATTTCCGCCGCAGCAGCACCCGCGCCCTTGAGTTGCCGTCCAGTCGCCGCCGCCTGATCGCCCAACTTATCGACGGCCTTCTCTGCCTTCGCGCCAGCAGAGGTCAGCTTATCGAGTTCGGCAACGCCGGTTTTGACTTCCCGGCTGTCAATCTCCATCGCAAGGCGGGCGAGGTCGGTCAATGCTTCGTCTCCGGCTTGTGCGTCTCGGCGTAGTGGACAAGGAAAGCGTTATCGGCGCGGCGGATTGCATCGAGTTCCCACGGGGCCAGCTTCACGCGCGCCACCTGTTCAAAGGCGGCGATGTCGCCAAAGCTGATCCTCGCAGGCCCGAAGCCGGTAGAACCGCGCGAGGAATGCAGCGCCATGAAGTCGGCCCACAGTTGCTCGCAGCCATCGGGGATCGCCTGCGCATTGGCCAGCGCGTCGGGCATGATCCCGCTGCGTTCATAGGCCGCTTGCAGATGTTCCCGCACGGTCCTGCCATCCTCCTTAACCACCGCTCCAAGTTCAAATTCCGACTGCGCGAAGGCGGTGAAGTCCTCGATTAGCCGGGCATGAAATTTCCCAAGTCGCCGATTGCCTCATCGACCTGCGACCTGATCCACGTTTCAGCGTAGAGCCGCCGCACGTTGCCCTCGGTGAAGTCCAGCTTTTCCCCGGCCCATTCGACCACTGGAACATCGCCCGTGCGCCATCCGGTCGTGCAGGCTACCAGCAAGTCGATGGCTTCCGCCTCGATCCGCTCAACGGTCGGAGTTTCATTCGCCCGCCCGCGCTGTTGCGCCTGAAACTGCTCACGCATCCGGGCATTGGCGCGTTTGCGAACATGGCCCTGGAAGGCATCACTTTCGCGGCCCACAACGCTGATAAACACGCCCAGCGGCTCAAAGCTGACCGGGTGCTTGAGTTCGAGTTCAAAGCCCTTGTTGCAGGCCGCTTTGGCGCTGATACTGGCGAGGTCTAGGGTTGCCGTCTTGCTCATGGTTTGCTCTCCAAGGTGTTCCGGGGACAGGAGAGCGGTGCCCCCGGAACACGGGTTGTTCAAAATCAGGCCTGCGAATCCTGCATTCCGATGGTGGTCTGATCGCTCGCCAGCGCAGCACCGCCCGATGCGTTGAGTTCTGCCGTGAACGGCAAAGTCATGACCAACTGCTTCTTGCCATCATCGATGTCGTCACCGAAGAACTTGGCGCGCGGGATGACGAACGAGATGAAGTCAGAGGTTGCCGAGCCGTCCGCAAACAGAACGCAGATGATCGAAACCGCCGTTTCATTGACGAACAGGTCGGAAATGGTTTCCGCATCATACTGGACAGTCACGGTGCCCGACACGTTGACTTCGCCGCGCACAACGTCCGACAGGGTGCGCGAACCGATGACCGGCTCGCCGTGCGTCACCTTGCCGTCGATGGTGAGGCTCATCGAAGTCGCAACGGTCGTGCGAGCGCCGTTGATCAGGATATAGGCATTCGACGCCGACAGGATGGTGTTGGTGTTTTCAGCCGTTGGCGAGGTCAAAACCTGCGAATTGCCCTTGGTGCGCCCAAGCCCAACGAACGGCATGGAGATAGTCGCGTTGCCTGTCGCTGGCACCTGAACAGCCGCGCTGGCGGGCTGCATATCGGTATACAGGCGCGACTTGCTGTTGCCGGTATACCATTCTTCGATGGTGTAATAATCGTTGGTGTGGCCCGTGGTCGGCACCTTGGTCGTCTTGCCGACAACCGTGACGGTGGACGATGCAATAGGCCCCTGCGCGGTCAGGCTCGAACCGTTCGGCACCACGACAGTCAACACGGTCGAAGTCACGCCGGTCANNGTCACAAGCAGGTTAATGTCGCGCGCGGTGCCGGTATAGGTGCCAGCGGTGATGCGGACGACATGGCCGATCTTGATGCCGCCAGTCAGGAAGTCGCCAGCGCTGCGGGTGATGGTCCACGGCCCCGAACCGGCAATGGTCAGCGACAGGCCGGTAATCGCGGTGACAGTGGCGAAGTCGGCGCGCACAAGGCTGGCAAGGAAGTCCTTGTAAGTCGCAGGCGAGATAACCCCGGAGAGAGTGCCGGAAGTCTTGCTGACCCCGTAGGTATTGCCCGTGTATTGCTGGTGAGTGACAATTTCATTCGAGTTGAACTTGTCCTTCATCAAGTTGAAGGCTGCGGTTTCGCGGCGCAGATACTGCCCGCCCGAACCGGAAGCAGCCGAGCCAAGGCCGGTCTGCTTTTTATACGAGAGCTTCTTAAGCTGGCCCTGTTCAACAGCCATCGGTTATCCTCCGTAAATTTGCGCTTCAAAGCGCACCCGCACAGGCAGAAAATAGAGGTCGTCCTCGGTGCGCGCGGGGCCGATCTCCGGGGTTGCGGTGACAAGCACAGTCACGCCGGACGCGGTGTGAGTGCTGGCAAACTTGAAGGCCGCGCGAATTGCCTCTGCGCGGGCAGTGGCGGCAGCAGGGCCAGTGCCTAGGGGATAGTATAGGCTGACCTGCAAATAGCCCTGTTCGGTGTAGCTGGGGCCGATCTCGATGTTGCGCGGCGGGCCAGGGAGCAGGAACACGCGCTGATAGGGCGTTCCGTTGACTGGTGCGCTTGCCTCGGTGTTTTCCCAGATTGTCACCAATGCAGGAGACATGGCGTTAAGGGTCGTTTCCAGCGCGGCGCGGATTGCGGTCAGGCTCATGGTTTGGCCCCTGCAACAGCATTCTCGACAATCTCGCGGAACTTGAGAACGGTCAGCCCGACCAGCCCTTCCGGCGCTTGACGGCTCCACCCGTATTCAATGCGCTGGGCATAAGGCACATTGTTGGCGATGTAGTAAACAAGCCCCGATGCCTCATTAGGGATCGCCGCCATGATGCGCGCCTGTGCCGATGCCCCGGTCGGATCGACGCCGGGAACCTCGCCATTTGGCATCGAGCCGATTGCAAGCTGCCAGTTGGCCCGAAAGTGCCCGCCGACATACCCCTTCGGCGGTGGGTGCTTCCAATAGATCGCGTCACCAACAGGCGAGCGCCGGTCAAGTTCAGCCGCAATGCCGACCACGACAGCGCCCACCGCTTCGTCTGCGCGTTCCTTGGCCTTCTCGGCAAACTTGGCGAGGTCGA